CCGCAGCGTTTAGTCGCCGTTGTATATCAGAGAAATCGAGACGGCCAGATCAATGCCATCCGGCAAATATCGGTTCCAGCAAAGGGCGCCAGCATTACGACCGACAATGCGACGGTTTTGAAACTGTTCGGACATGACGGACGGTTATGCGGCTTTGAGGTTTCCCAATCGAAAGGTCCTTATTTTCTTGGTGGTAAATGGGGGCGCATATCTGCCACCCAGCCGATCCTACCGGACGAGCATAGGCGGGGAATAACCTATGACACGGAGCGCTGGATCAGCATAAAATAATTATTGACTATTTAATCCATATAGAGAAGTATGGCACAGGATTCCATTCACAAGATCATCACAATCGAGATCGAATACTCGAAACTTATCAAAAGTTGGGCTGAAGCGCAAAAGGTGATAGATGAGACCCGGCAGTCTATTAAGAACCTCAAGAAAGAGGATGCAGACTATTACGAGAAGATGGCCCGGTATAAAGCCGTAATTCGGGATAATACCGATGCGCAGCGTCAATACATGAAGCAGATTAACGAGCAGGTCAAGAAGGAAGCGCAACTCGATGGCTCCGTTAATAAACTCCGGAGCGATATTTCGAAGTTGGCAAAAGAGTATTATGCGCTCTCCGAAGCTGATCGCAAATCGGCAAAAGGAATGAAGATGGCCGAACAGGTCCGCAATATGCAAACGGAGGTGAACAAGGCCGAGCAGGATTTGCTGAATTTCCGGTCCAATGTCGGCAATTATGCAAGTGCGCTTAGTCCGCTTTCTTTCCAGGTGCAACAAGTAGCCCGGGAACTCCCGTCGCTCACGATGTCCGCCCAGCAATTTTTTCTGGCGATTTCCAACAACCTGCCGATGCTTGCCGATGAACTGAAGCGAGCTTCGGCCAATAATAAAGCGTTGCGAGCCGAAGGGAAAATGACGATCCCGGTGTTCCGGCAGGTTATTTCGTCTATCTTTTCCTGGCAGACGGCTTTGGTCGTGGGCATTACCCTGCTGACGGCCTACGGCAAGGAGATCGGAACGTGGGTAAAGGGATTGTTTAGCGCAGGTGATGCGTTGTCGGATGTTGCTCAATATACGCAAGACCTCAACCGGGCCGTTGAAAACAGCCGATCAGAGTTGAAGCGGGAGTTTGACGCCCTTCGTGAGGCAAAAAAGGGTACAGCCGAATATGCCGCCGCCCGCAAAGTCATAGAGGATAAATACGAGGATTATCTTTCCAACCAAAAGGAGGAGATACGGAATTTGGAGGACCAAAAGGCGGCTTATGATGCCCTTGCAAGTAGTATTACGGCGGCAGCTATTGCTAAAGGATTGGAAGAATCCAATGCCAATGCCTCCGAAGAATACGGCGAGGCAATGGATAAAGCCTTCGAAGGCGTGCAGGATAAGTTTATTAAAAAATTCGGCCGGGAGGCCGGGATCGCTTATTTTACCGAGTTTCGTGCCGGGTTAAATAGTGAAATTCCGGAATTGAAAGAGCGTGCGCAGGAAATATACCGGATGTTCAATGAGAACATTACAAAAACTCGGACGACTATGGCCGGTAACCGTCCGGTCGTGAGTGAATATGTAGAGGTTTCCAATGAACTGGAAAGCACGCTGAATAAAGTGCGAGGTGCTACGGATCGGTATAACGAAACCCTTTCTGCAAACAAAATAGCGATGAAAACATTGATGGATATGTACAAGATCAGTACAGATGACATCAATGGGCAAGGGGAGGCCATCAAGGATTTAATCAAGCGAAAGGAACAAGAACTTGCCGATATAAACAAGGAGATCGCAACCACGGAGGACGAAATCATTTCACGGAATAAAAGGGCCGAAGCTGTTGAGAATGAGATCAAACGCTTAAAAGAACTTGGACGGACGAATGAGAAGGCGCAAGAGGCTGCTAATAAAATAGCACGACAAGCCGCCAAGACACAGCTCGATTTAGAGAAGCAATTATCAAAATCCATTCTCGAACTCAGACAAGCAAGCCTTGAAAAAGACCTGGAACTTTCCCGGCTTCGCTTTTCGTGGGAACGTCAGGAGTTGGAAAACAAACTCAAATACGACAAAACGCTGACTGCGGAATCCCGGGAAGCTATAAACCAGCTGATCCTGAATATGGAGGAACGCAGGTATAAGGAGGAATCCGAAATACGCCAGCGTTGGAGCGATAAGGAGTTCGAGGAAGAAGCCCGCAATGCGGAGAACAGGATCAAGATGCGGTTTAATGCACAAAATAAATTGCAGACTATCCGCCAAAAAGAAGCACAGTTACCTAATTATGACATTCTACACACATCCGATCCGAACAAGGATATTGAGAAAAATGCCGCCAAGATGAATATTGCGCAGCAACAAATGGATGCTGCACAAAATAAACTTTCCGAAATACAATCAATGAGTGAGGAAACATATACGGCTCTCTATGGCGGTGTTTTGGAATGGCGTAATGCTGAACTTGACGCACAAAAGGCCGTTGCAGAAGCCAAACAGCAGGTCAACGACATACAACTGCAAGGTATTGAGTTGCAAGAAAAAGAAACGCAGATGTCTATTCAAAGCGCACAGCAGATGGTCGGTGCGTTGGAAGAACTTGCCGAAGCCGCCGGGGCTGATGCGGGGGTTGTCGCAATGTTGGCAATCGCCGAATCGGCCGCTGCGATGGGAACGGCGTTACACAAAGCATTTTCATCTTCCGCTACTGTTTGGGATGGTATTGCCGGGGCGGTGGCTGCAATTTCGACCATTACGACCATAATAACGCAAATTAAATCGCTCAACAGTTCCGCAGAAGAAGAAAGAAGTAAATACCGATACGCCTCCGGCGGCCTTGTCACGGGCCCGGGCACCGGAACTTCGGACAGCATCCCCGCAATGTTATCCAACGGCGAAGCTGTGATGACCGCCCAGGCTGTCAACGACTGGGGCGCAATGCTCTCGGCCATGAACGTGGCAAGCGGCGGAAACGCCATCCAAGTATCGAATCTTCCCCAGCGCAACGACGGAATGAAGGGGATGGAGCGCATGATGGAACGGGCCCTGATGAATATGCCGGCGCCCAGAGTTGCAGTGGTTGACATCATCAAAGGGGAGAAGCGGGTCAAGGTTCAAAACAGCCTCGGAAAATTAGGTCGAAAAAAATACGAATAATAACATGAATACCCCTAATAAGAGAGTGGGCCGCCCTCGTGCATATACCCCCGAAGCTCTTGAAGCCAAGTTTGAAGAGTACGCCGAATGGGCGAAAGCGAATCCGGTTTACATCAACAAGGTTTCAGCAGGGGAAATAATTGCGGTTCCAACACAGCGTCCCCTGACATTAGTGGGATTCTGCCAATTTGCAAAGATCAGCAAAGACACATTCCGCCGATACGAAGATGAGTTTTGCGACCTCCTTACGCACGTGCGAGTGGCTATCGAGGCGGACCAGTTGGAGGGCGCATTATGTGGACAGTACGATTCAGGAATCGTTGCCCGTGTCCTTCATCTTGCCGACCGTCAGGATGTGACGACCAACGGCAAGGCGATAACGGCCGCAACACAGCCTATTTCCGTGGTCCTCGATCCCGAAGCTGCCAAGATCATCCAGTCCATAGGCAAAATGACAGTGAAGGAATGACGCCCGATCCCGTAACAAGTAGATTATGATTTCATTATTCCCTCTAACTCAATTCGATATTCACTACCCACATCCGCCTTAAATCGGGTATAGGTAGTATCACATAGTTTATTAATCTGAAATATACGGGGGAATATTCGGGTCGGCGCATCACATTCTTTTCCTTGCGCCAAATAAACGAAATCTAATAAACCACTTTTACTTATGTCCTTTTTTCGTCTCTTTCCCCTTTTCACCCACTCAATCTTATTGTCTGAGGCTTTCCCACGTCCGGTCATCCTATAATAGAACACCTCAATCGTTGTATTTGTAGAAATAAAACCTTCATTTTGCAAGGCTTCCAATATACGATTAGCCTGCTCATAACTCCATTGCACAGAGAAGTGTGCATGTTCCTCGATTGAAGAGATAATATTTCCGATTTTGCTATCGGATTGCTGGCAATATTGTACAACGAAATGATCAAAAATCATTTTTACCTCTTTACGGTCCACCTCCGATAAAAACTCTCCGATCACATTCTGATCATATAGGCTTTTTTCTTGCTTATACAGATAAATAGCAAATGTCCCATCGTCGATGTCATTCTGAAAATGTCCCTGCTCATAAATTCGCTTTTGCTCGTCATAATAACTCGAGTATAGAGTCTCGGTATAAATATTACATTCATTAAGCTCCAAATAATTAATAGCATAAGCAATCAAGCCTGAAGCAATTCGATTCTCTACTGCAAGCCACGATCCTGGGTTCATTGTATCGAGAAAATAAGCATAATATCCGCCATCCTGCGGAAATGCATGAAATGTCCCCGTCCTACCGTTATTCCACATTTTGGTTTCGGTTAACACGCTATTGCCGTCTTTTGTTATATTCATGGTTATCAAATACCTACGACACCAATCCACTACCCACTCATAGCCAGGCTTATGGTCGCAGATAAAAATCGTATGATTCAGCCAATCAGCATAATACTCTCTTTTATACTCAGCATCCCCATCATTAGCGGCCCGTTTTTTTACATACCAGTCCAGAAATCCAGTCAGTGCATAATCCGCTTTTTGCGGCCCAGATGCATATTCGTTGATATGATCCAAAAAATAGGCATTATTTTTCTGAAAATCAGTCACCCACTCGTGTTCCTCTTTGTATTTGAAAGGGAGATTTATATAATCTTGATACCGCTCCCGTCCCCACATATTATAAAATACCACATCATTCATATTTACTCCAACATTTTAACCAGTTCGTTTTTCATTTCATCGTCGATGTCTCGATAACGGGCAAATGCCCGGCTGCCCTCCTTGTGGCCGGACAATGCCCCTACCAGGTTCGGGTCTTTCACCTGCTTGTAAAGATTTCCAACGAACGCTCGACGAGCGAGGTGCGACGAGGCCACCTCCCAAATCGGGCGCTGTTCCGCCTCTCGGGTCAGAGGATTCAGGATCGTTACTTTACGTTTCAACCCCGCAGCGAGAAAAATCCGTTTAATCGCTTTGTTATACTGCTGTTCAGCCATAAGTGGAAAAAGCGATGGACCGGGATAATCTGCATAACGGTCCAATATTTCACGTGCTATCGAGTTAAGGGGTACACGTACCGTCACCGGGTGGCCGTCCTTTGTTTTGCGGGGAATATACTCAACCGCTCCATTTATCAAATTATCTCGGGTCAACTTATAAAGATCGCCCACACGGCAGCCTATCAGGCATTGAAAAACGAATACATCCCGCTGAATTGCGAGCTGCGGATGCCTGGTAAGATTGGTATGATAAATCTTGTTACGCTCGTCAATCGTAATGTAGTATGGCGTCCCGTATATACACTCCTCCACGGGATAATTCCGAAAAGGGTTATTAGTCGTTTCGCCTACGTCATTCGCCCAAATGAAGAAAGTACGCAGTTTAGTCAGTATTCCATTGATCGTATTCTGCCCTCTTGGTTGAGGTTTCCGGCTTTCGGGAACGGCCTCGTAGATTTCGGGGTATTGGTCGCAGAAGGTGTATTCATTGCGAAGGAACTCCTCGATGTCCCGTAACACCAACGGCGTCACGGTATCAAAATCGAGCGTAAACCGGCTATCCATCACCCGGCAGGCATACAATTCATACCGTCTCAACGCTCTGATTACGACCTGAATAGCCCGCACCCGCCAATCGGACAGCTTGCGCTTCTCGATAAACTCTTCGTAAGCCTCGAAAAAGGTTTGCCGATGTTCCTCGATGATATACTTCTCAGGATGCAGGCGTTTGTCAATCTCCTGATCCAGCCAATCGGATGTCAAAGTCTCCGTGCTGGGTGCGGCATTATATATCTCTAACATCATATTCTTACGGTCAGCCACCGCCTTGTTGAACAAGGCCCGTTTTTCCGCATCATAAAGAACCTTTGCCTTAATCTCCTGTCGGGTAGCATCCCAATCGGATGGGTTAATCTCCAATTCGGAAGCGTGAAATAATTGAATATTTCGACCGTCCCGTAACCGAAAGCGGACATTTGCCCGATCTATCCGTTTTCTTGATACCCGTATAAAAGCCGTAACCGATGCCAT